CTCTCTCTTCATAGAATAACCTCGCTGGCATTAAACCTAACGGCGGTTTATCTGCCTTTGCCCGTGGTGCCATTGGGGTCAAACAATCTCCATCATGTATTACATCGCAGTAGCGCGGAGCATCAAGAATCCCACATTCTTGCTCTGTACACCTATCATTTCTTTTATGATGCATAAATGGATTAGTCTCGCTTCTAATTGTCTTGCGTGTAGAATAGACTTTGTTTGCAATATTCCGTGTCAAAGCTCTCTCACTAATAATCAATGCTTTATAGACTTCAGCCCATTCATCGTCAGTTAGTTCAACACTCCATCTCTCAAGCATCCTTGTCTTCCTCTCTCATTGTTCAATCTCCATTGCAACATTTCCATTTGTTTCTTCTCGGTCATTATACTTAATCAGCTTTATAATCCGCTGTCTGTATTTTTCCGGTACTTCCTTGTCTCCTGCCATGCTGATTAAGAGATTAATCATCTTATGCGTCAGGTCATTGTGCAATAGGTTAACCGTCATACTTGCCATTAAGCGCTCCATTCAGCCGTTCAATCATTCCTTTGACTTCTTCTTTGCTGAACACGGCATACATTGTTTTATCATCGTAGTTGTAAGTAGCATCATCTACACAATTTTCCTCCGTTGGAATTTCTTCACCTTGCTTATAATCACTAAATGTTTCCAAACATGTCTTCATCCACGGCGCGACGTCAAGCGAATACCACGCTATGCCATCATCCGATATTAGTTGTTGCTTTATTTCCAGTTCCCCAGTAAAGCAGCAATCAATACATGTGCAATAAACCGTTCCAATAGGTTCCTTAATTAACTGTTCTTTGGTCAGAATTCTCATTATCTTTTTCCCCTCTATTCTTCTTATCTTATGGTTTAAACTTTGGCGGTACTGGCACTTTATACTTCGGCTCCGGCGCAATGGTAGGTTTGTTTGGCGTGCCGTGTACTCCGTGCTTGCGAACCTTTATCTCGCCAATTAACTCATGCGTATAGATAAACGCTAAGACTGCCATTAACCCAATAGGCAATATCAGATAGAGCTTAATAAATATATCTGAAATCACTATCTGCCATATTACAATATAGATAAGAACCGCAATACTTAATGCACTGGCAAATATAGCTGCTTTGTTAATCTTCATTGCTATTCTCCCCTCGCTGTCCTAATCGAATGCTTGTCATGGCTTAATGCCATAAGGTTGCTTTCTTCATATTTGAGTTCTGGATAGTCCCTGAGCTTCTTGATATGGTGGACTTCCGTTGCTGGCACAAAATTTCCTTCTGCTAAACTATCCATGCATAGTGGATGCCTGCGAAGGTATTGCAGCCTGAACCGTTCCCACCGTCTGTCATATCCTCTGCTGTGGGCACACTCTCTGTTGTCATACCGTTTGCACTCTGTCCGATGATCGTCGCAGTATCCAGACACATCACGCGTCAGGTTAGGACATCCAGCGTGCTTGCAGGGGCGTAATGCTCTATCCATTGCTTTCCACATAATTTCGTTTTGTTCGCACTTCTGTACAAGCATTCACCCATTTCTTTTGCAGCTCTTCGGCATCCTTCATATCCATTTCAGGCACGTTGCAGAATACTACTATCCCATTTGGACACATAGAAACGATATGAGAACGTAAAGCGCTCGGTACTTCAAAAATCATTTTGATTACCTCACTTCGGATAGCAAACCGACCGGTTCTTCTTTTGCTTCGCCGTTGATTATACGGCTTTCAAACTCTTCCAGCCGTTTAACGTGTTCCTCCGCTGCTTCTTGTGCGTATTCAGGGTTTAACCCCTTTTCTATAAAAAGCTCTTTGAATTTGGCTATCCAGTCTTCTCTTGACTTTTCCACTGTTCTCATTTTACGTTTCTCCTGTCCGCACTACTGTCAGTAAAGGGCGGGTCTCCAAGATTATCATATTTGGGTTGATATCCGGTTCCATCCATATGCGGTTCATACGGCTTACGAAAATGCTTTGCCTTTGAAAGCTTTGTTGTCAGCCAATCAATAAAAATGTAAATAGGTGCCGCAATAAACATAAAGCACCATGCAATAAATGATAAAGTGCAAACTATATTAAAAATCATTTTTTCTCCAATCTAAATATTAGGTTCTTGATACACTGCAATAAAGTCAACCCCATTTATGATTCTAACGAAATATCCTCTTAATATTTCCGATGGCACTGTAGGCCTAACCTCAAACTTAGTTTTCGTTTTGAATATTCCATGCGTCCCATAACATCTAAGCCACGTTTTAAGAGCGTCATAATAATAATCGCTTATCTTGCCTTTTAGAGCTTCTAAGACTTCATCTGCGGTCATTTTATATCTTCTCTCCCTTAAACTTTTCCGTGAGTAAACTGTCGTACTCAACCTCTAAGTCTGCAAGCTTTATCCGCTGAGATATATTCAAGCAGCCTTTGTTTTGCAGCTCAGCGCGTTCATTACGGTTCTTATCTATGCGTTCCTGCAAAGTATCCATCTTTATTCTCCCTCACTATGCTACAAGTTTAGGAAGATAAGCAAACCGCATTATTTGTTCTCCATTAGATTTACAAATCTGATAAATCTTTTTATAATGCGTTCCTTTTTGCATTTCTTCATCAATCGTATGCAAAATCATATCTTCCAAAAATCCTATCGTTGCAATAGTCTTAAAAGGTACTTTATCACGTTGCCCTGCGTCAATTTCTACAAGACTATTTACAAGCTTTGAATATGTCATATATAATTTGTCGGCATGACGGCTCCCCTGTGACTTTGCATAATCGATTAAATTTGCTACAGTATCCGTTTCATCGCGGCGTATAAGCTTCCCTTGCTTACGTGTTAAAAGCCATTCAGTGGATTGTCTTTCCCTTATAAACGCTTCCATTTTATTAAAAGCATTTATATATTTAAGTTTCCATTCTAAAGCTTTTTCGCCTGTAAATCCCATCGCTAAAAGCGAAAATCCATCACGGTTTATTAAAAATTCGGGATATGATTTCCCTCTCACTTGAAAATAGGATTTGTGGAACATTGATTTGACAGCTGAATTTTCAGCCATCAGATTTTGTACTGCTTGCAAAACATTTTTATGCTCTTTTTCAAACTTGTCTGCAATAGTTCTGCTGCTTACAACTGCTTGCTCTTTTTCAACAAAAATCATTAAATCGTTTTTCATTAAAAATCTCTCCTTATAAAAAATTAGGCTGTGGAGTATGAGCCTATAAACTTGTTTAATTAGCTTCTCGCAATATCACCGATTTGCCGCATGAGCTGTTTCGCTTCTTTCTCAAGCTCTGCCATGCGCTTTTCATCTTCAACGCCTCTGTATTGTTTGAAACGCAAGTCTGAAAGCTCGCGGAGCACTGCGTTACGGCATTCAACGATTTTGCTCGACATGCTTGCTTTATGCCTCCATATCAAAATAGGGTCGGTTTCCCTTGCAATTCGGTTAAATTCGTATTCATTTGTTGCTGATATATAATGATATTTCATGGCTTTTCACTACTATACGCGTTCCCATTCAACTCGGTAGAAAAACCCTTTTGGGAAGTCAAGCCCTTTCATTAATTTAAAAATCATTTCTTTTGGTATTTCTTTATGCCCATTTGTCATCAAGCCAAATTCAACGCGGCTTATTCCACATTTTTTAGCTGCTTCTTCGTATGAATACCCGCGATATTCAACAGCTTCTCGAATTCTCTCCGGCACAATGAAATCTACCATTTCTGTTTTTTGTATATGATTAATTGGTGCAAAATGTAATTTTGTTGTTGCCATTAATATCACCTCTTTAAATAAAAGGAATCAGCGCCCGCAAAAGCAGACGCTGAATGGAGGAATGTTGTAATCTATTTTTATGCCCCCGAGCTAAGGAAAGGCGGTTACTTTCAAAATGCCCGCATGGTGCGCATTGTTAAGAGGCGTTGCGGGTTTTCTTAAAAATAAAGGTTATCGGGTAAGGATTTGCACCCTGCATAACTGTGTGCAACAGCAGTCTTTGATATTTCCGGCTCATCGGATGCACAATTATTTGCTCATATAGCGTCTACCTATTCACGCCACCGATAACCTTACGCCGGGTTGATTCTCTCGAATGGAGTGTCACTACCCGGCATGTCGAGCATAGATTTTAATAGTGTCTATGCCTCACTAATGCCTATATTGGCATCTGTCAGCCTCGCATGTTGGAATCCCATGCAAAGCTATGTACATATCACCGCTCTTTCGCGGCCGCCATCCGTTTGCGATGCCCGGTAACTCTCCGAAACCTCTTTTTTCAAAAGCGAACTTCTCTATTTATTCTACATCGCTGTCAGTGGAATCCGACTAACCTTTTCACCGATTAGTGGGTGATTGCTTTGTAACCGCTTAATGCGGTCTGTACCAATTATCGTATGGTAGTAACGGACGTTTTACTTTTCAGCCTCTATGACCTATCTAACGTTCTAAGGTCTGCTTGCGCCAACATTCAGCTCATGCGCCGTTGCTAATCCCTTTGGATTAACTATGTTGACATATTTATTTTTTTCGCTTTCGCTGAAAAAAGTCTGGTCCAGCGTCTATTAAAATAGGAATACACATAACGCATATACCGCAAATAAGTATAATAGCAGAGCCTATAATCCCAATTATTACTTTAAGCATTTTGCCCCCTACATTGTATCAGCTATGAGTTCATGCGCTCTCGCTGATATATTCGTGCCGTTGTTTCAAGCGGCACTTGAGAAATGAAAAATGAACCTCTTATAATCAATTTATCACTAATTACATTATATCATGTATTTAGTGTCCAAGAGTGTCCACTTTTACTAAATCTATTGCTTTCCTGTGCATTTTATAAATATTTTTCCCTTCCACATCGTAATTCATTTTCCTTGAAATTTCCCATGGCTTTTTTCCGTCTATATACCAATATTCTAATAGCTCTTTAAATTTTTCATTCGGTACAGATTCAATTGCCGCTTCGATTTCAGCTTTCACCTTTATCAATTCGTCAATGCTATCGTCTATTTCTTTTTCAATTTCTTCAATTTTTTCTATGTATGTTTGTATTTTGTCTTTTCCCTCGCCTCCTTTTGGCATATCAGAATATGCAGGAGTAGTTTTGGTCACTTTAGCCCACCAATAGGATTTTTCTTCAATTTTACGGTTGATTCTATTACTTATCGGTATATAGCGTTTTAAAAATTCAACTTTTTCTTGTCTATTCATATATTCCCCTCAGGTTTTTCACATTTTTCAAACTCAACTACCCATACCCACGGATTCGCGTCCCAACCGTATGTATCAAGTTTATCTTTTGGAGTTATGCAATCCCAATAAGCTGCAAACTCTCCTTCATTTGATGCAACACCTGCTTTAGGGTCGATTTTGTGAGTATAATTGCACCACATTTTTTCAGCCTTATTACTTGATAATCCCCACGGATATATGCCTTCTTTCCAAACGTCAGTAATATCCTGTAGCCGTTCCGCTCTAACGCCGGTCACGCGGAGGAAAATGCGGGCAGCTTCCTTTGGCATAAAGCGTGACGGTTTCCATTTAACATTCACATCGTATTCGTGGCTGGATTTATAAACGTAACAATAGCCATCTTTTGTATGTGTGCATCCATTGCAACCGCTATAGTCAGCCATTATGCACTCGTTTTCTGCACAATTGTATTTTGCAAATGTTTCCCGCACATAGAGAATATCGCCCACGGAATATGTTGGCCTTTTGATTCCCCCAACCCACATAAAGCCTAATGGGTTATTCTCATCGCTTGCATTACCTACCGGGTTCCCTGAAAAGCCATCTGGTAGCTTAATTACCCGTCTTGTAGTCGTTTTCCTGCCGTCTAAAATAGCCCGTACCATTTCTGTGTTAAATAATATAGGTTTCATATTATTCCTCCAATCGTTTATTTTCTTAAATATTCAGCGATTTTAGCATAGTTTATTTTTCGCTTTTCTTTTTCTTTGGCTATCCTCTTTTGTAGCCGGTTAATTTTAAAAGCGTCCTGTTCCTCTGTGCTGCCATAAATTAGCCGCATTTCATCTAACATAATTTGTACATCTGCAATTTCTTCAATGATATTTGCGGTCGCTGCTCCATCGCTTCTACGGTTCTTGATAATTGCTTTTGTCAGCTCCGACATTTCCTCTATGCAAACATCTTCCTGCGCTTTAACGCCGTATGTATCCACAGCTGCTTGTAAAATTTCTTCTCTTGTCATTTTTTCTGTTCTCCTTTTATTTTGCTGCTAAACCATCGTTGTACTTTTGTTGAAACAACGAATACCGTTCCACAACGTTCACATTTATGTGTTACATAGTCGCTTGCATACTCTCCAAAAAGAGGTTGCAACCAACTATTTGTAAAACTTGGCTCAAATTTTTTGCCGCATTTAGGGCAACACACTATATTTAATGTTCTCATTTTTCACACTCCCTCAATGCTTTTTCAGCTTCCTCACGGGTTAAAAATACGGTTTTGCCGATAAAGCCTAAATCTTCAAGATGGAATGGGAATGGGACGATTTCTCGCGTTTGTCCGCTCCCTGAAATATACGTTGTGTAGACAATATCCCCAATAGCGCAAGGGATTTTAACAATTTTCCCCTCTTCATACTGTTGAAACAGCTTCGGCAACAACGTTTTTATTATTTCTGCATATTGGCCGGCCGTATATGCGTCCTTTAGGCGCTGAATTATGTTATCCACGATTATCCTCTTCTTTCTCGCCTGCTCCGCAATAGAAGTCATTGTTTGGATAGCAGTCCATAATAGGGCAATATATATCATCCGGTCCAAAAAACTGTTCCGAGAATTTGCACTCTCCACACTTCACCACTGGAATAGCGTCAACGGTCGGCACATCATTTAATTTCTGCGCTGCAAAATCAATCCCATTTGAAATCATTGGTGCATGTATCTTACGGTCATAATAAATTGATAAATCAGTAAGAATTTCTTTAGCTTTTTCTCTGCTAATAAGGTCACTCATGGCTATCATCCTTTCCGTCTAAAATAGCCCCACACCGAGGACACACATTTTGAAATGATTCGGCTAATTGAGCGCCGCAATTTGAGCAATAAGGTATATCACATTCTACTGGGTGTTCTATTTCAATTTCAGCTCTACATTCCGGGCAGTCTGCATATTTATAACTTCCGATGTGCCTATGCTTCAAAACAGCATGCCCGTGTACCACCTCTGCCAGTTCACCGGATGCGACGCGGCGGAGGATAGAGGCAGAATAGCGCATAGCTTCCAGTGCATTGTCATAATCAACATAATCAGTATTTGCAAGATGATTGAGGATTTCCGCCGCTTCCCCGGCTGTCATTTCATTTTTCATTTCTCCGCCTCATGCGTTTCGTGCGTTAGCTGGTCTTCTGTTTCTTCCATCAGATTTGTGGCAATTGCGTTTACCACATCGTCCGTAGAATTTGGAGAAACCCTGTGAATCGCAGTTTCCAGCGCCTTTTTCAGCATGGCAATTTGCCGAGTTGCATCTTCCAACTTATCAAGCAAGTCATCGTTTTGTTTTGCTCCGATAGCATTGGCTTTTTCAGACGATTCAAATTCTGCCGTCAGCCGTTCCACCTCGGTTTTTAATTGGTAAATCTGCTGTTCCTTATTTTCCAGCTTATCAATTAATTCATCTCTTTGTTTTACCGCAATAGCATTGGATTTTTCAGACAACCTCAATGCTTCATTTAATGCTGGAATATTAGCGTGAGCTTTATCTTCAATGTTCATGGCTTTTCTCCTTTCGGTGGCTGGGAAAGAGGCATCCAATAAAGAATTTTCGGGGTAATTCCCCAATTTGTATCGCTTTCCCACGAATCTTCAAACCATCCCTCTTTTACCCAATAGCAATCATTTTTTTCGTCATATTCGTCGCAACCCTCAGCTTCATCGCTTAAAAAATCGTCTGCCAAAATTGTTTCGGGCGGTATATAGCAAGCAATCTCAATTCTGCTTTTCCCGCACTGATTTTTATAATAAGCAAGCACACGCTGTTTTGCTTCCGGCAACTTTTCACTTGTAGGAATCCACTGCGGGATTTTATCGGGTTCAAGACCGGTATCCTCGTAGGCTGCAAGGCGCTGAATTATAGCGTCTAAGCTTTCCCATGTGATATCATCAATATCAGGGCTCAAGGCAAAATCTAAATCAAATTTTGCTGGTACAGCTGGATTATTTTTTATTTGTGCTGTCAATCTGTTCATCATTTATCCACCCTTTCATAATCTTCACGCTCAAAATCAATTTTCATCTGGTCAATTAATAATTTGTCTATATGCTCCCAAAATATGGGGTCTTGCTTTGCTTCATCGGATAATCGGTTTATGCCGTCAAGTGCTTTATTTAACCGTTCATTCCCGAACCCAAAATCTAAATGAAGCATTGCAAATACGATTTTAAAATATCTCCGCATTTCGCCTAAGTTTTTGTTGCTGCTGCCGTTAATAATATGTGCTTTCATTATGTACCTCAATATGGATTATTGTTGCATACATCTTTGTTTTGCCTGTTTGCTTTCTTCCGGTCTTTACCGGATTTCAAATACATTGCTTTCATCGTTTTCATACGGCGATATGAACCGCCGGAATGGCGCTGTTTACTTTTCATGCTGTGCCTCCAATAATTCCACACCCAACCCCGATTTTTTCGTCCGTATGCTTGCCGCATTTTAAACAGCAATACCGGCATACAGGTTTTTGTTTTGCGGGGCATATGCATATTTCACATGCTGAATATTCGCGTTTACAGTGGTAACAGGTTTCATAAAATTTATTCATTTTGCACCCGCGTAATAATAATTTCTGTTCTCGGGCGTGCTTTGTCATACTTAACTCTGCTGCCATCGGTACTAACAACAATTTCGGAGTTATCATCTTCAAGCACATTTGCTTTGACTAAAACGTCTTGGAGTGCCTCGGTTAGGTTTGCAAGGTCTACGCGCCGTTTTGAGGGCATATAATACACGGCGGCTAAATTTATTGGATAAGCTATTTTAAGCCGTAAAATGGGCGATAGCGACTTGCAAACATCACTCTCATACTGTATGCACCTATTTGACTGCGCGACAAAAGGTTTTCCGGTTTTCCGATTGTGCCATATTTGTTGGCTGTTTTTCTTTGTCACTGGGGGATATGGTATTGTAAATGTCATTTGCTCACCGGCTCTTGTGCATATGCAAGCCATGTTTTGCCGTATAAATAAAATGGCTCTGGAAGTTTGTCGGGATTGCAGATAAACCATTCGGGATTAATGTCAAATGGGGTATCCTCGCCATCTGTTATTGGCTGATACCATAGCGGCTTTCCGCGTCTTTCGGTTACTTGCTCCAACGTCAGCGGCTTGTTCTCCGGTTCGGCGCGGCGATTCCATGCAGCGATAGCCTGTTTGTGGGAATAATATTTTGATACTGGCTGTGACACGCCGCATTGTGTACACTCCACAACTTCCCATGAATTTCCAGTCCCACCATTGAAATGTGCTGTGGCTTTTGCTGCGCCTCCGCAGAACGGGCACGGTTTCAATTCAATCATTGTTTTTTCCCAGCTTTCTTAAATCGCGGCCGCAGTTCGGACAAAAATTAACAGGATTTCCGTCCATTCCGGTGAATGTATCAAATAACATTGGAACGTCTGAATTGCACATTTTACAGCCTCTTTTCCTCTCTGCCTGCTCTTCCATGGCTAAAACGGCTTGAATCAACATTTCTTCTTGCTTTTCGTAAAATGATTCGCACGGTGTATCAGCCTTTTCAAGCAAATAACTAATCCTACTAAGGCGTTCCTTTGCAAAATCTAAAGCTTCTTGATTATTCATAATCTCACCTCATTATTTTTCGTACAGCGGGTTCGTCGCCCGTTCGTATTCATCTACGTCAAAAGTTAGTTTGCTTTCTTTTTGTGTTGGCTCTTTAGGCGAATCGCGTTCTGCCCATTTCAGAATCGCAAGATAATGATTTTTATATTTGTACCCTTTAAGCTCAATACCTTTTGACAATGTTTCAATCCTATCTTGCCAATCAGAAAACTTTGCTTTTAGTTTTTCAATATCAGAATCCGAAAGCAAAACATTTTTATATTCGCCATATTTATGTTTTACAGGTCGCGGAGCGGCCGGAGTATCTTTATTATCCTTTTTATCTTTATTATCTTTCTTCAATTGTGGTCGGTCGTTGGTCGGTGGCTGGTCGGTCGTTGGTCGGTCGTTGGTCGTTCCGCTGGTCGGTTGTTGGTACAATTCGTAATTTTTTATAGTAACAATGCTATATTGCGGCGTTGTTTGGTTGGTCACTTCGCCGGTCGAAATTAAGTGATTTAGTGAAGTACGGATGCTTCGTTCCGACATCTTCAATTCACGTGAAAGAGAAGCCCTTGAGTATATCCGTTGCCCTCGCTCAATCGTAATTCCTCGCCACTTTTTAGGCTCCCAGTTTGCGGTTAAAATCAGATGAAGAAACACTGCTTTTGTGTTAGTATCCGTGTACCATTCCCATGATAGGAGGGAACGATACAATCGGATATATCCGCTTTCGAGCATTTCACCACCTCTTTTACTTCTGCCAATTTATCACTCCCTTAAAAATGCAATTGTGTTTTAAATGCTTCTAAGCGCTCATTTGCCGCTTTGTAATAATCTGGGTCAAGCTCAAAGCCTATGTAGTCAAATCCCATTTCGTAACAAGCTATAAGGCTTGACGCACTCCCAACATGGGTATCAAGAATCTTGTCACCGGGTTTGGCATAACGTTGGAGCAACCATTCATAAAGCTTTACTGGCTTTTGTGTTGGGTGGATTTTGTATTTATCGGCAGTATGCGCGCCAAAATGGTCTATTGGAATACATTTGGCAACCGATGTAAACGAAGTCCACGCAAATTCACCATCGCTGTAATTCTCCATTGGATTCCTTTTATACCAAAAAAGCATACAGTTGGTAGCCGAAAGCATTGGTAAAAAATTATTAGCCCCCCATATGATTTGATTTTTGCTGGTTCGAAACAATTCATCAAAATAAGGTTGTCTTGGAGCATTGCCAAAGTCTTTCATGTTGCCACCGATTTTGTTTCGCATCTCTTTCGTTGGCTGGTTTTTATCTCTATACGGCGGATCAACAATCGCAAGCTCAAAATACTTGTCTGGGAACTGCTTCATCCCTTTCATACAGTCCATATTATAAAAATGATTTAGCTCAAGCGTGTTATCACTCCCTTAAACGCTAAATTTAAGTTGTTCAAACTTTTTCTCTTCTCGCGCGGGAGCAAGCATTTTCTCTTGTGCAGCCGCATAAAAGTTTTTATCAACTTCAAACCCATAACTGTTTCGGCCTGTTTCAAACGCTGCACGGAGTGTCGTCCCGCTGCCCGCAACCGGGTCAATTACAACGTCGCCGGGGTCTGTAAAAATCTGTATCAGCCGTTTTAATAATCCTACTGGCTTTTGTGTTGGGTGGATTTTTGGGTAACGCTTTGGGTTATCGCGTACCCAATCAAACCAGTCATAAACCATGCGGCCATTATTATTAAATTTGGGAAGTTTATCTCGATAAAGTACTATCGCATGTTCAGTTGCTCCCACTATTTTCATATTGGCTTTTAAGGCCTGCGGGGAGTAATGCTTGATAAAAAATATCGGGTATGAATGCATAAATCCATACTTCCTGCCGTACTCAATTAACATTTGGTCCTGATTAAAGGCACAAAACACAATCATTGCCGGTGCTTTGCCTGTTTCCTTAGGTTCTTTTTTTAAAAGTCGGCTGCAAAAGTGCATGTATTCGGGGATTTTAAATCTGCCGTCAGTATTAAAAAATTGCTTGTTTGCTTTTTTACTTTCGCCGTTTTTGTTGTTGCCGCCCCGATACCATTCAGGGTTGGAAGCGTAAGCATAATTTCCGAGATTGTACGGAATATCAGCGATAACAAGTTGCGCTTTTGGTATGTTATAGCCCTTATAATTTTGAAAATTGTCATGGAAAAGTTTCATTTTTAAATCCATTAGTCCACCTTGCTTTTAAGCATTCCCGGGTTGTCCCAACGATTGCCTATGGCCTTGATTCCATCAATATAATCTTCGGTCGGATGTGAACCGCGCAGAAATTTCCAGTCCCATTTCGCTTTTTCGTCATTCCAAAAGACAAGGTAAACTCCATTCCCGTCCTCTTTGGAGACGATTTCGAGAATATCTCCGTCAAAGATTCCCTTGCCGTCCGTTGTGTTTCCATCTGAATCGCATGAAAATTCTTTATCACCGGTGAATTGGGAAATAGTTTTTGGGTCAACAATTACGGAATTAACTCCGGCAAGGCATGTAATGTTTGGGTCTTTGTTAGGCTGCAAAAACCAGTAATTTATTCCGTCAAAATAGTATCCATTTGAATATACCCAATCCATATCTTCCTTTGGATAAACATTTGGAAATTTTTCATGCGCTAAACTTTTCTGTTTAGCTCTTAAAATAATTTCTCTCATACTTTTAATTCCTTTCTGTCAAAATGGTAAGTCGGAATCCGATGGTATTTCCTCAAAATCTCCAGTATCGTCTGCCGAAATATCCGGTGCAGGCTGTGTATTTTGTGGCTGCTCTTTCGGTTTCTGATATGTATTATTGTTGCTTTCTTTTTTCGATTCGGCAAAATGCGCTTGTGAAACAACTACCTCCGTAGCCTTACGTTTATTGCCGTCTCTATCGGTATAATTGCGGGTTTGAAGTTCGCCTTGAACCGCTATTAGTTGGCCTTTTTTGAACCATTTACATACATGCTCCGCGGTGTTACGCCATGCAACACAATCTATCCAATCCGTTTGGCGTTCCTGCCCTGCTTTGCAATATGAGCGGTCACAGGCTATCCTAAAGCTTGTTACTGATAATCCGCTTGATGTTTGCTTTAACTCTAAATCATTACAAATCCTACCCATTAGGCAAACGATGTTTAGCATAAAATATTTTCCTCTTTTCGCTTATTTTTTTCTTAGTTTCTTCTGATTCATGTTTTCCCAAATGATGGAAAACCGTATGCGCCGAAAATTTCATAAGGCAAAGGTTTTCAATACGGTTATCATCTTTTATACCGTTAAGATGATGAATGCAACAATTAGGCGGCACAAGTATTCCTGTTTCACGTTCCCAAACAAGAATATGCTCCATGACATAGCCTTTTGAATCAGCGCGATGGTTCTCTGGGCAATGTACGAGGATATATCCTTTTCGATTTTTACTTTTCCCACCATTCCAGTTTGGACTTTTTTCTCCAGAATGTGCTTCTGATCTGTTTTTGAATTTGATTTCGGAAGATTTTCGGATTCCCATCTTATAAGCCTTTTTGTAAATGCCTTGTGGTGACTTGTTCGGAATAAGCCTTTTAAGCTCGGTATTAGTAACACGGTTATAATTTTTAAGAAGAGTTTCCGTTTCTTCATGCGTCCATGTTTTCAAAGATAATTCATCCCGAATTCTTGAATAAATTTTTCTGTATCCCATTTGTAGTAATCCATTGCTGCCCGTTGACCGGCGCATTTCAAAATCAAGTCGTTTTCGCGAAAATTATGTACGGCATAATCGCCCATGTTGTGCATTTCGGGAGTTAAAAACACGATAAGACCGAGCGTAATTGACTTTTGGCGAAAAGGCCCGAAAAAGATTTCATGGCGTACAAGGCCGGGACGGCGTTCATTCGTCCAAAATTCTCTGGGAGGCACAATACAAAATTCTAATTTCCTTGCCATAATGCCTCCATCTTTGCTATCTCGTCCGGCGTTCGTGTATCTATGTCAAGTTCTTTTGCTTCGTTTACAACAAAATTCAATAATGTTGACATCTCTTTTGTGTTGTAGACAGATGAACCATAGTAACAAATAACCTGCTGATAATCGCCTACTTTTACATCTGTCTTTTCTGCAATCCAGCCTAAGCCGCGAACGTTCCAGTTATGAATAAATGTTTCTACGGCTTCGGCTTTAAGCAGTACAAAATCAAACTTCCCCGCATCATAAATAGCGTTTCGGTAGACTTCTTCTTTTGTGATGTTCCCAACTACTCCGGCGATTTCTTGCAGCAACTTCCATAGATAGGCGTTTGCTTCAAGTGAGCGCCGCTCTCTATGTACTTTCAATTCTGCGTCGCATAACTTACCATCAAATTTTTCAGTGGCTTTTTCGGCTTTCAAACGGTTCTTAACATGTAGGCCTAAATATGTGCCATCGGGTTGCTGAAATAATTTAATTTTGTTAAACTGAATTATCATTTTGTAGCAGCTTCTTTATTGGCGCGCTTTGAAAGAACACCCATAGACCATGAATAAGCTTTCTCCGAAAATTCAGCTATTGACTTTGGCGCATTGTTGCCGTGATAGCATTTTTCTTTTACGTAAGCAACCCAGTTTTCTACTGAACCGCCGACGCGTATAATTTCATTAGACAGTTTTTCTTGCTTCACTTTATCGATTGCTTTTGGCGTGGGTGGTTGCTCATGCGATTGTATATATTTTGTTGGGTCTTTCTCCCAATAAACCTTCGCGGCAACTCCGAGGGCTTTGCAGGCTACGGAAATTGCATCCGTAAGCGCCATTTTGTAACATTCGTCGCTTGTATGTAAACCGTTTTTTTCTTTTGCTACTTCCGCGCTTCCCCCAGTTCCAGGGATTCCCTCGCTCCACTCACCGTTATATTTGATATAAAGTAAAATATCGCAATATGCTGATATTTCGTTGTTTGCACATGGTTCGGACCATTGCCTTGTAATTTCATATTTCCACCCAATCCCGCACGGGCCGAATGTTTCAGTCATAATCTTAATGCGCCACATTGGGTTTATGTCCGTCATGCCTTTTAGTCTGCCAGCGTTAATTGTTCTTTTAGCTTCATTTGGGACAATCGAAAGAGCATCATATAATTTAAGGTTTTCCATTTATTAAATCCCTCACTTAATCGTCAATTTTTCGCTTGAAACAAGTTTAGCGTGTGGAATTTTTTCTCCGGCTTTTAACGCATTTTTGATAGCAGTTTTGTTGATAGTCGGTTCATGGATAGTAAGTAAAGCTTCTCTCCCATCTTGCTCTTGCGTCCAACTAATAAAAGCTGCTTCATCATCAATCTGTACTGCCGGCGGGTTCTTTCGGATTTTTAGCAAATTCCTTGTAGTTTCCAGCTTTTCTTTTCCGCGTACTTTAAATGCCTGATAAAGATAATCCGTAAGCCGGTCAGCTTTTGTCTTTTTTGCTTTCGCACGTTCTAAGAGCGCGTCTGATTCCGCTTTAATCGCCTGTGTGTCACTTAAAAGCGATTTTATGTAGCAAGCAATATTATCTGCTTTATCCTCAAACTCGCCATTTAGGGCTTCCAATGTATCGGAGATAGCTTCCTCCGGTATTTCTCCGCTTGCTATTTGGTCGAGAAATTCTTGATAAGTTTGATTTATTTCATATAGTTTCATTATTATTCTCCTTGTTATCTTCAATCCAATTCCCGGAATAAAACCACTCAACAAACATATTTCTGAATTCATTTGTAGTTTTGCCCGTTAGCTCTATTCCACATTGTTTAGCGGCATAATCGGCGGCTTTTTCAGTCTCTATGTATTTGCCGTGCTCACGCCCAACGCCTTTATAACCTTTAAGCATTTTGCTTTTCCCCCGAGAGCAAATCTTTTTCTAAGGCATTGAGAGATTCGAGCAGCTTTTTAAGATTTTCCTCCGCGTCTTTATTCGAAAGTTTTATCCAATTACAGGATAAGCAATCTAAAGGTCTATAATCTTCTTCGCCTACTTCTCTGATTTCATCGTTTATCGCTACTTTTATTTTTGGGGTATTATCATATCCACGTTTAAAACCTGCGCACTCGACAGCATTGATATGGCCTGTAATGCTAAAACTTATTTGCGCCGGTGTCATTTGATTTATGCGCAAAACTTTAGCGGTGCAATCCAAAATTAGCTGATTTATATTTGTCATGTTTTTCATGTTATTTACCCTCGCTTTCAAAATAAGCTTTTGCGTTAAACGGGCTGTTTTCAAAGGTTATAGCGCTTAGAATTTGCTCTGGTAGGGCTATATAATCTCCGTCGGAAGAAAAGCTCTTTAATTCTCCGCATAAATAAGGTTTTTCTGTATAGGCTGCGAAAAAATTAGAATCGTCTCTTGCGAACCATGGGCATCCAGCCTTTATATATTCCCGCATTAATGCTTCGTCATCGTCTTCAAACTGTGGGCGGCGGATTATCTTTTCGGGGTGATTAATCATTTCACAAACGGAATCTATGAATGCATCCTCCCCATCAAGGCGCATAACAATTCCTTCGCCTGAAATATAGTAGTAGAACGAATAGAATCCAAACCGCTCTCCGATTTTCAGCGGCGTATCTTCGCCGCCTAAAACTTTGCAGATGCGGGGCAAATCCTCTATATAAGGTTTAAGATTTTCGGCAAACACTGAACTCTCGGCAAAGCCGTAGTCACAATATTCTCCCTCAACAATGTTATAATCGTAACAGCCTGAATCTTTATCTGTAATCTGTATTACTAATGGTTTGCCATTTGTACCTTTGCAAGTGTACTTTTTGCCAACTTCAAACTCCATGTTGACAATCTCCTTTCAGATTGCTATACTTTTGTTATGTGTTTTGTTTTTTGCCGTTTTCGATTGTTTTAGCAGTCGAGCGGCTTTTTTCTTTATGTCGGCTAATTGGCTGTAATGTTTTCCTAATGCATAACCAATATAATCCATTGAATGCCCCTCATTTTTTAGGTTAATAAATAATTTTGCATTGTATTCACTGCTCCAGCCACCATGTGCACCTTTAAGAATTTTTGCCTCATCTTTTGTAATAAACTGGTCGTCGTTATATTTGCAGTCCGGCAGAGGGCAATGTAAACAATCATGGTCATATGGGCAATGCATTTGTTATGCCTCCTATAACGCCTTTTATAGGCTCTTCTCGATAATCTTTGGCGCTTATCTGATTCCGTCTCCCCGCAGAGGCTTCCGCATTCAATTTCAATATCAGCTTTACAGCACTCAGCGCGCCATACCGCGTATGGGCTAACTATCGGTAAAATTTTAATCATCTCCTATTTTCAGATTTTGCAATTTTGTAATGTTGCGATACCAAAATATTAATTGTGCCGTTTTCTGCGTCCCGCTCAACCTCCGCTTTGTACTTCCCACAGAATTGGCGGCATATCTTTTTGTATCGCTGGCAATGGCACCGTAAACAAGGATTATACATGGCTATGCTTCCTATGTATCCGCCAAAGCAATATGATGTTTGCATAGCGGATTTTTACAGTTAGTCGATGTATGCCGCAGATAAGGCCGCCAACGATAAATACCATGCCGCCGATGATAACGATGTAGAGTAGCGCGTCAAATAGTGCTTCCATTGTTTTCACTCCCCTTTAGATTTGCGGGCATAGAAAACATATCCATCTTTCATCCATCCCGCCGCAGACTGTGTATCTCCATTAGCAAAAGTAATCCAGACAGTATCACCATGAGCCGTTATAAGTGCCCACTCATGCCATTCATTGCTATATTCCAGATATACAGGTTTCCCATCCATCTGCTTTAACTGTTCCAGCGTTAGCGCCTTGTTTTCCGGTTCGGCGCGGTGGTTCCAAACGTGAGCATTTGCGGCCTTATTTTCTTGCGCTGTATTTTCTGAACGGCAAAGTTTGTAGCCGTCTGTGCCGCAACTGCATTGTGTGCATTTCACCCCGTAAAAGTTCTTTGGGTTTGCGAATTGGTGAAATTCGGCTTTCCCCCCGCAGAATGGGCACAGTTTCAGTTCTTCCATCATTTGGCCTCCTTTTCAGCCTTTTTAAGATAATCTTCTATGATTATCTGCTTCCGTTTTTCTCTCGCAGTTGGGCTGCTTAACATCATCAAAACGTCTCCATTGGCTACATAATCGGCCAATAATTCAAACGCGCGCTTATAATTTGGTGTGTTCATTTTTCTCCTTTCGTGCTTCTAAAATTGCCGTATTCATTACGGCTCTAACATCGTCCTCCGCTAAATAGCCCTCTGCTATTAAATCCATTGCGAAGCACCCGAGCATAGCGGCTAACTGCTGCTGCGTTTTCACATGCCTATAGTCAATCATTCCGTCGCCGGTATCTTCGCGAAATTTTAGTACAACGGTTGTCTGCGGGAATTCATCAATATTGCTCATGCGAATATCGCCGCCGCAATCATCAAAACAAAGAACAGCCCATTGATTAAACGGTGATAATAAACAGGCACTGGCTTTCTGTCTGCCGTGTTGAAGCACCAAATCCAAACGGAAACTACAACTATAACCGCGATAAATTTAGTAGTCATAGGTCGTACCCTGTGCGGTACAGCCGCTCACAGTTTGCCATGAGATTAGCTATCTCTTTTTTGCCATGCTTACGGCAATAGCGTTTGTATTCCCGAATTTCTCTTAGGGTTCTATTGTGGCGTTCAAGCCTCATTGCCTGTGCCTGCGCTTCCATAATCTGAAAGCACATATCTGCTTTCCAGTGCGGATTTTTTAGGGTAGTTAATATCTCTGTGCGTTCGATGTTCATAAAAGACACCCCTTTATCAAATAGTTGATATTCGTGCCTTTGAACGGCCTAACTTTTTATCAATATCTTTTGGGAATTTTTTCATATGCTTCAATAGCGGATTCCAATGTGTTAAAATATTTTTTTGATTTCTCAAGCTTATCAAAAACGGCAAACTTCACTTCTTTTGTAATGACATTTGTTTCTACTTTAATCCGTTTGCTATAGCCCCCTCCACAATGGGACATGATTTCTACCGAAACAATAGGGCTTTCTCTAAAAGCTTCAATTTCGCTATTCACGATATTTCTCCCTTCACTAATTTTTCAAGCGGCATGTGCAGCTTTACACTTATCAGCCGCAGTTCCGATAACCTAAAATCTCCCGGATGCTTAAGATGTCTGTAGAGCGTTACATCGCTTTCATTTATTGCGGCGGCAAGCTGGATATAATTAACATTTACCATTTCCATACCGTACTTTATAGCCGCTGATATTGCGCGGTTTTCTCGAGCACATTCAGGCATTTTCATTTTCCAGCCTCGTCACATATTTGTTTGCTTCCGAAAGCACAAGCTCCGATTTTGGGGGATTTTCAGTTCCATTTATATAACGTGAAAATTCAGCCGTTGTAACTTTAATGTTCTTCTTTGCTTTCAAATAGCGGACAACTTCCGCACATGAAATGTTTTTATCTTTATCGTGTAAATTCGATATTCTTTTTTTTAAATCGTAAGTCAATGTTTTAAACCTCCATGCTCAAAAATTTATTGATAAAATATTGTTGCCCTTTGCCGGTTACTTTTGTTGTACGGTTTGTAGTTACATGCCCATCACTATGAGTAATAGCGGTTTCTTTTACTCTGAAAAGCCTCATATCCATTGCTTTTTGTGTTGGGGCGTTATAATCCGTGCCTCTGCGTTTGATTAAATATCCGTTATTGCGTAGCCATTCAAAGAGCCTTGTGCCGCCAATATTAATGCCATTTTGCTTAAGCACTTTTGCAAGTTCGCCAATCAGCATAGGGCTTTCACTGGCTGCGACGGCATCCGCAAAAACAATTTTTGGCCTGTCATTTTCTATTTGCTTTGAAAGCTGCTTGTTTTCGCCTTTTAACGCCGCAAGTTGTGTATCTGCCATCTTTAGTGCCCGTGCCATAATTTGTTCGGGGCTATTCCATGCTTTTTCAACTGCTAAAAAATATTGCCGTGCTTCTTTGCCTTTTTCAGTTCGCTGAATCATGCAAAGCTCTTTTGCCATGTCGATTGTTAATTGGTAATCGATAAATTCCGTCCATGGATTCTTCGGATTATTGGTCGGACATTTTTGTCCGGCCAATATAGCATAGTCAATATCTTCGGTAAACCCGTACATTGCCATTCGTGGAAACCATTTATGAAATGGAGTTTCGACTTGCAAGAAGTCATATAGTCTTTTTGCCGATACGGTCGGCCGGTCAGATTCGTAATTAATAGGGATTATTTCGTTCATTTAATCAGTCCTTTCTTGAAACTAATTATTTTTGGTATTATAATGATGGTGCCCTGAGGGCAAATACTCAAAGGATGTGACCTGTTTTGAAAGCACTTTTGAGGTTGCCCCTGCACCATATTGTGTAAATGGCTGACAACTATTTGTACCGATGCACTTGCGACGGGGCTTTTTGTTATTGCTTGCGGAACATCTACCGCTAAAGAAGTGCAGATTGTCATAGAAGCGTAAGCGCTATATTGCGTCGCCGGTCAAAAATGGATGTCAAATGCGTTTAAATATGTTAGGAGGAACGGTGTGCAGCAATCTATGGCAAACAAATTGATGGCAGGCAGTCGGCGATAACGCGCCGGCTGTTTTGTTTTCTTGAAATATCTTCCTTTCCGTTGTAGAATGGAGCGGAAAGGAGGCGATACATAATGGCGAAAATGTCAAAACTTGATATGGTACTTAGAGCTGCGGCTGTATGCAAAGCACAACCGAATGTTGGAGCAAAAGTTCTTCTTTTTACGGATTTTGGGATGCTTGAATGTGAAATTGATGAAATCCCTAAAAAGCCACTTAGCGAAATGCCAAATGAATTACTTATAAAAAGTGCTCTTGCTATCAAAGAAGATAAAGAAACAAAAGAAAAAATTGAAGCAAATGAAGATAGCAAGAAAAATATGATTTTGCTCAAAAATATTTCTTTACTTTGCAATAGTGGTGGGAAAATTAAAGTACCGAGTATGACAATCTTTTTAGATTCTGTTGAAGCTGTTTCTGTAGGCCATTTGCATCTTGACATCTAACTTTAGGGGCTGAAACTAAATAATCCCGATTGCCGTCTTTGAGTGCCAGCTCATAGGCGGCTATTTCTTTTGGCTTGCCTTCAATTATTTTCATTTCTATTTCCTTCTTTCTTTGCATTTTGTACAAAAAATTATTCGTATACTATTAAATAGGTAGAAATACCCCCTTCCCCCCCCCTAAAACATTGACAAATTAAAAGAGAAGTACTAACATAGTTTTTGTTGTGAACAAGTTAATAACGTTGTGCTTTTAAAATGCAATCGTTTTAGAGGCTTTCTTTGTTGTTACTTCAATCATCAACAATGCGTTGTTGATTAAGTACACTGCTATTGTATGCCCTAAATTTAGGAAAGTCAAGACTTTTGCCCTAAATTTATGGCATTCTCCCTTTTATACAAGTAATTACTTATATAAGAAATTTCTATAGTCATTTTGCACAATTTTGGTAATAAAAAAGCTCTGCGGTTAAGCAGAGTTAAAGAAGGTATTTAAATGTTCAATGAAACAAAATCTTTTTGTCTTAATTTTTCAATGACAAAAGAGCGCCTTATCAAAATTTCAAATATACTTTTTGAAACGGCATCAAAAGATTTTAAAAAGTATATCAATTTATTTTTACCTATTTTCATTATAACTTCAAATAACGCAACACAATCATACACTGGAATTAAAGAATTAAACAAAAATATTGTGCAAAACTTTGAGTATGATTCTATCGGAATAATTTTGAATGTTATAAATAGAATAAGCACAAAAGAATTACTAAACATACATATTAGTATATTCCAAAATAAAAAGGCGCAAATATCTGTTAGCTCTATAGATCGTATCCAAGCAAATGATTATTTGGACAATATTTGCAGCAAAATAAAAGATATTGATAATGAGTAAATATATCAAATACCCTAAATTTAGGAGAGCCAATAAGGTGCGATTATGTTAAAAAAAGATTTACAAAGTTTATCAAGTCAAATTGAAAATTTATGTAATAGCAAGAATATATCTGTAAGAGCCATGCTAAAAGAGTGTGGGTTAAATAAAAATACAGTAGACAATATAAAGAAAGGTTCTTCCCCAGCCATCGAAAAAATTACAATAATTGCTACTTTTTTAGGTGTATCAGTTGATTATCTTTTGGGCAATAAGCAAAAAGGAAAGCCCGCTGCAGAACACAGCGAGCTTTCAAACGAAATCCTTACTATTTGTGATGGGCTATCGAAAAATAAACAGACGGAGCTTTTAGAGTACGCGAAGTATCTTGTTGTGAAAGAGAAATAGCCTTTTTAAGTATTTTCTCCAAGGTCTTAGTGTCAGCCATTTCAAGGGTTGATTTTAATTCTTTTATTACGTCCATTTTATAAAATCCCCCATCAAAATATTTGGTGGCATACCGTCTATACTCCATTTTAAACACTTTACATAATTTTACAATAAACAAATACTAATTTGTGTATGTTTTACCGCTATAATGCGGTTATTTTTTTAGGAGGAACTAAATATGGTGCGTGCTAAAAAACTTCCAAGCGGGAATTGGAGAGCCCGCGTATATGACGGCAAAGACAATACCGGCAAAGCTGTTTATAAATCCTTTACGGCAGATGATAAAAAGGAAGCGGAATTTGAAGCCGCTGAATATAAAATTAAGCATAAAAAGAATATAAAAAGTGGCCTTACGTTTGATAAGGCCGTCAGCGGATACATAGAAGCTAAACGTAATCTTTTGTCTCCGTCGACAATACGAAGCTATGAAGTTATGCAGCGGACCGCATATATATTATTAAAGGATAAAAAAATAGATGATTTAGCTGAAAGCAATTTAATCCAACAGCAAATAAATGAAAACGCAAAAAAATACTCGGCTAAGAGTTTGTGCAATCAGCTGGGGCTTATATCGGCTGTGATGAAATATAACCATTATTACATAGGGAATATTACCCTAAAACCAAAAGAGCATAAAGCGTTGCCTATGCCAACTGAAAAGGATTCTAAAAAAATCATGCAGCTTTTAAAAACAGCGCCGGATATAGAATGCCAAGCGCTGTTAGCTTTAACCTGTAGTTTGCGACAAAGTGAAATATCCGGAATCCACGTCGAAGATGTAAATAAGGGTAAAATTTTTATACATGGGGCGTGTGTCTACAACGATAAAAAAGAATTTGTATATAAGCCTACAAATAAATCAAGCGCCGGTACTCGTGTAATTGATATGCCGCCATATTTAACAAAGCAGATTGCTAAAAAATGTAAAGAAGTAAAAAGCGGGTTTTTATTTGATTTAAAGCCTGGGACTGTATTAAAGCGTTTTAAAAAATTGCTGGCTGATAATAATATGCAGTCATACACTATGCATAGCTTAAGGCACTGCTTTGCCGCCACACTGCACGCTCAGAATGTCCCAGATAAATATATAATGGAAATGGGTGGTTGGTCTAGTAATCACGTTTTGCAAGACATCTATCAATATACCTTTAAAGAGGAGACAAGTAAAATAAAGAAAAAATCCAATAATTATTTTGAAAATATATTAGAAAAAAAGCCGCAGGATAAATAGATTATTTTTTTTGGTTTCCTCATGTCATATTTTTGTGTCATATTTATGCTAATTCTTTGTATTTTAAGCGTCATTAAAGAAAATACAGTTGCATATTTGAAAGCCCAAAATATAATAAAAACCCGCATAAACACTGTATTTCAAGCATTCATGCGGGCTTTTTGTTTGGTGCCGGTGGTGGGACTCGAACCCGACAACATTATTTATAGATGGCTTTAATCCTCACTATTTTTAATCCGTGTCATTTTTCGTGTCATATTATGCTGATATTTTTTTAAATCCTTATTTATAATAAATTATAACTTGCATATTGTCAAGGCTAATAAATTTTAAATCATATACAAAATAATAATAAAATGTTTGTGCAAAAAATAAGTGTAAAAGTATTGACTTTACATTTATATAGGTGTATTATATAGTTACAGATTGAGAGATATAAAACCTATAAGCCCGCACCGGTTGAAATATCGGGTGGCAAGGTTAGGAGAAAATATTATGACAGCATTAGAAATTTTGAGAGATTGGGCATATAATGAGGGCGAATTTGAAGAATTAGTTTCAAAATTGGCAAATGGTAATGGTTTTGAAAGCATATCAGTGTCTTACGAAAAAGAGCCGGAAGTAATCAGATACGAATATCGTTTGTCAAACATAGGGAAGCAAATAGCTTGCGATTGGGCGCAAAAAAATGGGTTTTCACCTATAGAAGATACAGGCGAATTTGATGATGAAGATAAAAGTAGCATTGAAAAAACCTTAGAAATGCTGGGAACCCCAAAATTTGAAGATAATGAGCGTAAGCAATGGTAAAATGGATGAATATTTATTAGGAATTCTTTGGGGTTCTGCTACAATACATCATAGCAATTTGCTAATTAGAAATAAAGATAAATATTATATTGATTATGCCGTATCGGCTCTCGGCGGCAATATTCGTATCCAAAACAGCCGCACAGGTATACAATATACAGCTAATCTGCCATTGCAATTTAACGCTTTGCAAAAATACGGTTGGACGATGCGCAACGATGATATGCGCCCATACCCATTGAATATAGACAACAGTAAAAGATTCTGCTCCGCATGGATAGAAATGCATCATATTTTAGATTTTTGCACTATTCGCGGCACAAAGCGCAATAGACTACGGATATATGGGAATTATAGCCTATTATCTACCATGAATCAAAAAATTTCTGGAATAGCAAAAGTACGGTCAAAAAGCTTACAGCTTTTACATAATGGCAAAACGGCTGTACTTTACTATCAATCATATAATGAAATTACAAATATTTGTAAAACTTTTATCCATCACAGAAAATTGGAGTGTGAAGAATGTTAATCAGTTTATCAGAGTACGCGGCCTTGCACGGAAAGGCCGCTATCTCCGTCCAGCAAAAGGCGCGGCGCGGAGGGTTTAAAACGGCTAAGAAAATAGGCCGTAACTGGGTAATAGACAGTAATGAACCTTATGAGGACGGTCGTATCAAAAACGGCAAATACAGGAATTGGCGCAAAGGATAGAGCAAAGCCCGCTGAATTAATTATCAGTAGGCTTTCAGATGTTCGTCTATAGCCTCATTAATGAAACCGTTAAGGCTTTGTCCTTTTGCGTCGGCGGCGGCTTTTATGCTTCTTCATCTAATCCAACACCAAAATAGCGCGATGACGCTTTTAGGAAGCACTGTATATCTCCGTCATTATCTTTATTTTTTGGAGATATTTGTATTGTAAACATTAAATCCCTTGTCAATATATTTGTGTATTACTATTTGTTCGCTTCTAAAATCATTAAAATCACTAAAAGGCACACATAGAAATAAATTCCCTATATCAAAATCATGTTGCATATCTTTACTAAAATGCGTTCCTTTTAATAAAAGTCTATAATGCTTTTTAATACGTGCCAAGAATTCTTCTGTCGTGCCTACATACAATCTTTTATTAGACTGATTTGTAATAGTATATAAACTACTACAATTCAAGCTGTTAAATTCGATATTATTATTATATGGGTATGAAGTTGTTACAATTGAAAAATGCTTTTTATCAAATTGAATTTTTATATCATTTTGTATCATATTTTTTCGCCGTTTTTCAATATAAAATGCGATTCGTATTCTATTCCCCATTCCTGTGCAATTTCTTTAAGCTCTTTTACTGTGAAAGAATCACGTTGCATTTTTTTCCAAAAGTTTTGCGGTGTTTTGCCATGTTTACGCGCGATTTCGGCAACGCTAATATTTAATTTTACTGCCAATATTTTAATTTGTTCGGAAGTCAATTTGTATCCCCCTTTTCTATATATTATTATACTCTTTTTATTTTACTAAGTCAAACAAAAAAATAAAAAAATATTCAAAAAAGTATTGACAATGTAAAACAATTGGAGTATACTAAGTATAGAAATTAAGAGAGGGGCGGTCAAGAATGAAAAAGGTTATGTTCCATGAAGATGATAAGCTGGGCGTATGTGATGCGTTCGATATTACCGACCGGAAAGAAAATGGGGCTGTCGCAATTTCAGCCGAAGAGTGCCGCCGATTTGTGAACAGCTTGGGCGTAAAATGCTACGGTACAAACAGTGAAGGCTATATTGTATACGCCAAATAAATCACAGCGCCGCGCCGGGCAACGGTTTCCCGGTAGAAAGGTTGTCTGCATGACAGAAAAAACAAAAAGAAGATTTATGTCAAAAATATCAATTGACAAAAATGGGTGTTGGATTTGGGGCGGTTGCTATAGGAAAGGCTATGGTGTCATGCAAGCCGAAGGACATAAAATATCAGCGCATCGTTTATCATGGGTTTTATTTCACGGAGAAATACCTGGTGGAATGGAGGTTTGCCATAAATGTGATAATCCATCTTGTGTAAATCCTGAGCATTTATTTTTAGGGACGCACAAAGATAATATGGACGATTGCCGCAATAAAAGCAGGATGATTGGCCCCAAAAATTTCGGGTCGAAAAATGGAGCAACCCATTTAACTGAACCCAATATTAAAGCCATCAGGAGCTTGTATGCTCAGGGGAATACGCAGATTCAGATTGCAAAGCAATTCAGAATAGGAAGAAGCACCGTAGGGGACATTGTGCGTAAGCTTTCATGGAAATAGGTATCATTTGAAATAACAATATAGCAAAGCCGCCCGCGTCTGATCCACGCGAACGGCAGAAAGATATTGTAATCCGTTAAGAATGAATTATAATGAAAGCGGGTGATAATATGGACTGCAAAGACTGCCCTTACAGAGTATACAAAGACACAAAGTGCCATCCAGAATGTGATAGCTGTAAATTAAGGGAAGCATCAAATAACTTTTTGAATGCCGTTGCGGAAAATTTGCATTTATATCAACTGTTGAATTTTATAAGCAAAAAGCTAAAAAAATAAGCCCCCGGATATTACTCCGAGGGCTAAAATTATATCTATTTTGTTTTACCGTCTTTTGCCCGTAATATTGCCGCAAATGCTCCGTTTGCACTGGTTGACACAATTACCGCGTTGAGAGGGATAATCGCCCAAACGGAAGCGTCTGTGCCACCTGTGAAGAATGTAGCGACTGTAAGTATGACTACCGCTAATATGTAGCTTAGCCATTGAGTTGGAATTTTAATAGCGTCCTTTAAAAACTGTGTTAATAGTCCTACCGCTACAGACGCTCCTGCCAAAGTTGCTAAAGTTTGCCAAGTGAAAAATTCATTCATTTTTAATTATACTCCCTCTTTTATTTTGGCTACAAAACGTTTTGTTGGTGTTTCGCCGGGTGCTGCTGTGTAGATTCCTGCCGCGCTGCCGGATTTACCGATAAAACATAAATGCCAATAATCAGCGTCTAACTCACGGCGGCAATGCTGCAAAGCAACAACATTATTTGTACCGACCGTTACAGTCGGCTGCTGATTGCAATTTGTCTTAAACGTATAAAACTCGCCTGCGGATTTTGTAACGTCCATCGTTGTATCAATCTTTACAGCGGTCTGCTGCTGTAGCGGATAGCCATTGTAGCCTTTAGCGCGTATCATAGTCG